TGGCTGCTAGTTCTTTGGTTAGTTGTTCTCTTGTAGGCATAGTTATATTTAGTTATAGGAAGCCAATTGGCATTGGTCTTAGGACTTCATCTGTGCCTGCATTTACAAGCCTGTCATACGTGCCTGTATCCCAAGTCATAACAACTTCTGTCATACGTAGCACTAAAATAGTTGCCATAACTAGGTCATCGGTTTCGCCTTCCTTGGCTGCAAAACTGGCACCACGGGCAATAAAGTTCTTTAGCTCACGCAATAAATTATGACTATAAATTGTCATCTTATCGCTTTCGACATAGTTCTTTAAGCGCATACACGCTGTAATTTTAGTCTTGTGAGTGGTATTAAAACCACGACGTCCTCTGCTTTGGCCAGCACGGCGTATTTCTTGTACAAATGTGCCCGGAATATGTTCTTCGCCAAATTCACGAATGCTAATTAGAGCCGCTTCGCCAATGGTGTTGTTTTCTACGCTCCAGTATAGCTCTACGTTGCCTTTGGTTTCATCTTGCATCCACTTTAAAATAGAAACAAGTGTACGAAGCTGTCCCTGTATATCAGTTTTGTTGTGTTGCCATTCTGCTACTTGTTCTAACTCGGGTAACTTGAACACTTGGATGGCAGCTGGATCTCCACCTGTACCTAAACTTGGATCCCAACCAATAACGTATGCGCTTTGCTGTTGTGGATACTTGTAAATGCGAACCTGACCCATCTTACCATTTGGATCTTTGCTTTCCATGGTAATCAACTTCATGGAGTTGACTAGGGTTTCGTCAGCAATAACAAATTCACATTCGTGTTCACGTAGGAATCGTTCTTCACCAATCTTTACACGTTCGGTTGCGGCCCAGGCTTCATCACGATCTGGATGCTCGCTCCAAATAAACTTGATGCTGGCAAAGCCGTTACGGCCTAGCTTTTGCGGATTACCGTACTCGTCAATGTTCTTGGTAGCGTCTTTCCAGATACGTGCAAACTGGTCATCGTCTTGGTTAGGCGTTGAAGTAATAATACACTTACCACCTGTACTCAATGTAGGAGAGATAGAGGTCCAAAACTCACTAGCAATACGCGGCTTAACGAAAGCAAACTCGTCACAATAAATTAAGGATAGTGACATACCACGAGCAGTTGTTTCTGTTGTAGTAGTTGAAATAATACGCGAACCGTTGTCAAAGTCAATGCTACCTTTGTTGTAACTGGTAGCACCAGCTTTTAAAAACTCCGGCAGTGTTTCGTATGTGTAACGAACACGTTGCATAATTTCTTGCGCACCAGCAAACTTGTGTGCGGCAATAAGAATTGTTTGGTCTGGCATAAACATAGCACGCCAAACAAGATAAGCAGCCGCGCAAGCAGTCTTGCCCATCTGTCGTCCCAGCATGTTGATGCTGTAACGATTATTATGATAACATTCTATTAGTTCGCGTTGGTAGTCAAATAGTTCAAATCGAACTTTACCTTTGGTAGGGTGTTGTACCCAGCAGTAAGTGTCAATAAAGTATACTGGATCCTGCGCACATAAGGCAAGCTCACGGACATGAGCGTCCGTGAACTTTTCTACTTTAAAAGGTGTCTTAACAAAAGTATTTTCAGCTGCCACAAGGGCCTCCTAATTACTTCTTGCGGCTGATAGACTCAGCAACAAACTTTCGGTACTCGCCCATTGCGTCTTGGAATTTCTGCTCTACAGTAGATTCTTCTAAGCCCATTGGGTTTTCGCCTTGGTTGTTGGCACGGTTAGCACCGTATGCTTTGTCACCAGCACCTTCGCCGCGGCTTGATGGTAAGCTATCAAATACCTTAGGCTCGTCCATTGACGTACCTTCTGGGCTGTTCATTAACTTACTTTCTTCTAAGCCTGCTAATTCTAAAATACGAGCATAGCTTGTTTCATACACGCCTTGACCGTAAATTGAGTTAGTAGCTGGAGCTTCTTCTTTGACTTCTTTGTCTTTATCAGCCCAATCAGGAACACCATCGTTATCAGAGTCTGGCTTCTTGTTGTCGTCTTTGCTATCAGCTTTGTCATCAGCTGGCTTGTCACCGTTCTTCTTGGCAATCATTTTTGCAAATGCGGCCTTTTGTGCGGCGCTTTGTGCTTCGTTAGTAACACCAGCCAATTGTAGAATACGTGCTGTTTCTTCATCTAGCTCTTCTGACTCGCCAACTTCTTTCTTGGCAGCTTCGTCGTCGGCCTTCTTACGAGCTTCTTCTTCGCTGTCAGTTTCTGTACCACCGTATACACCAGAACCTGCTTGGTGTGTTAAGCCAGTTGCTGTTTGTGTAACAGTGCCGCCTTTAGAAGTGTATGACTTATCGCCAACTGCTTCTTCGACTTCGTCTTCATCTTCAGATTCTTCTTCGGCAGCTTCTTCCTCTTCAGATTCACCGGCTTCGTGTTCAATTTCGTGATCATGCATATCGTGATCGCCATCGCCGTCATTGTCACCAGGTACATCACTGCCTGCGACTGTTGGCTCTGCACCAACGTACATAACTGCTGGCTCTTCGGCACCAGGCATAGCACCAGGCATTTCAGCTGGTTCTTCTGCCGACATACCGCCAACTTGGATACCAGCTAACTTCAAGATGTTAGCAATTTCATCTGCGCTGTCTGTTGTAACGCTGATGTTCTTGCCTGGCATGTTGATTGTTACTGTCATTGGGCCTTCGCCTTGACCTTCGGGAGTTTGACCAGTCATACCGGCCATATCATCCCAGCACTCACCAATGCCTTCTTTGGCAATACGGATGCTTTCATTTACTTGTTTCTTAGTCATTATTTTTCTCCCTTGCCTGGAATTGGCTTTTTGTTTGTTACGCTGCCTACTGGGCTAGTCTTGCCTTCGGCTGAACCTGCATAGTCAGGTCCTGATGTGATCTTACCAACTTGTTGTGTGATATTGGCTTTACGCTCTTTACCAGACTTGTCTGCGGCTCCTAACATCTCTTGATTGTATTTGTCGCCGGCGGCTTGATCAGCACTTACTGCATTTGCTTCTGCTTCAGTATACTCTGAGCAAAGTTTTGCTTCAGTGTTTACGTTAGTCTCAGCTTCAATTTGCTGTTCAATTGGTTCATCACGTCCGAATACTTTTAACATTCCTTCAGCAACGTACATCAAGTTGCGCAACTCATTTTCTAAAACAGGGGGACTAACTGGCAAGCGTGTTACCACATCAACAATAACAATTTCATGTCCACCTAGTTGTGGAAAATCCATTGGCACTGCTTGTAGCATTAGCTTTTCTGATCTACCAACTTCTAGTGCATCATACTTCTTCATATGGCGCTCTAGACTTTCAAGTTGGCGATCTGATGGCTGGAAAGCCATCTTAACACGGTAGCGGTGTTCGCGCTGTAACTGATTAATATACTCTAATAGTGTGGGCATAATTAAATCCTCTCATAAGACTATTTATTATGACCGACGCTCTTTAGGATTGCTTGCACGATATCATTGCGATTTCCCATTAATCCGCCTTCTGTTGCGTCCAGTACGTTACCAGAATCGGAGTTCTTTTCCTCACGATCCATACGTGCTTTACGCAACTGCAATTCAACCATTTTTAGCTTTTTATCTATCTTGGCTGTTTTAGCATCAACTGCTGTTTTTAACAGTTGGGCAGCAACTTCAAAAATCTTGCCTGCATTTCTATCATCTACGTTAAATCCCAAATCCATCAAACGCTCGCTTTGTTCTTGCGCGGTGTTTGCTAACTTGTCTAGTTCACGCTCTGCACTTGCCATGTCTGTTACAGTGGGCAATGCAATATCAACACGGTTTGCCATGTCAATGGTAGCGTTGGCTACATCAAGTTGTTCCTGAATTTCTTCAGAAACTTCTGGTAAAGTGTGGTCTGAAGCAGTTGCTTCCTCAATAGGTGGGAAACCAAATACTTCTTCTAATTTCTTCGTCATGCACTTACTTATGACTTACTTGCGGCGTTTGCGTGTGGGATTGGTGTTGTTGTAAATGTCTTCTTCCGTTAGGATACGGAATGTTGCGCCCATGCGTTTGCACCAGATTTGTGCGGCTTGCCACTTGCACATGTTAAGTGCCACAGCCATCTTTTCTTGTTGGCTGCGGGCGTGTTCCATAACAGCCTGCGACTTGGGCTTAATTTCTATAAGTTCTGCCCTGTTGCCCTTTGCTGTTTGATACGTTACTAAAAAGTCTGGAACATAGTAAGTGTCTTTGCCTGTAAAGGGATTTCTATAAGGAATACGAACACATTCACTTGCCCAGCTTACTACGCTTGGATGATTATCGCAGAAACGCATAAATGTCAATTCCCAACCACTGCGATATTTTGGCGTACCTTTACCCACATACTTCTCTGGATTGAGAATGGTGTAATGCCCTTGCTGGTAGTTGTTTGCCATTAGAGTTCACGTGCGGCTATAGATGAAACGGCTGTTGCTGTTTTCTTTGTATAGCGTATGGTGTCGGGTAAGTTTTCATTGATGTGATCAAGTATTGATTGGTCAACGTCTAACTTTCCACTACCAACTGCTTTTTCTATTAGAGATTTAAAACCAAGCTCCAAGTCAATGCTGGCTTTCCATAGTGCCATTACCAACTGTTCAGCTGGTGTTCTACCTAGCCCCAAGCTCAACACTTGTTGCACAGCACGATCAAAATCAACTTGAGGTATTACTTTATATGCCATAATTAATAATCTGTTGGTCTAGTAGTTTTCTTAACGTACTGTTGTTCTCTATTGGCCTGAGTATTTGTTGCTGAAGGATTGTTGTTTGTACTCTGTGGTACATATCTATCAGTCATTGAGCCATCTGCATTTTGTGTGCGAACTTGCGACGAATATCTTGGGGCTGTACGCAATGCGTTAGTTTCAGCCATTCGTCTGGATATTTCCTGTGATTGTAAACTTTTCGATCTTGGGGGATATTTTTCAAGTCCTTCTAAGTATGCCTTTTTGTACTCGGGATTCATACCACGATCGTCTTTTACATAGTCTGCTTGATCTTTTACAAATTGCTTATTTGCAGACTCTAGTTCCTTTGATGGTGGACGGCGTGGGGGCATGTCTTGTGTCTTAGTAACTGCCGCAGGAGTTGTTTCCCCTGTACTTGGGCTTGCTGTGCCAGAACGAGCTAAACGAGCAGTTTCTGCTGATGACTGATTGTTGGCCACTAGTGCTCGTTCTCGTTGCAGTGTTTCAATGTATCTTGCGTTTGGTGGCAACGTAGGGTCACTGCCTCTGCTGAATCTGGCAATTTCCTTGTCATACTCAGCAGTAGATACGTATCTGGTTTTCTCAGCGGCTGGGAACGCTGTGCCACTAGCAGGGGCTGTTTGTGTTTTGTTTCTATGACGTGCTGATTGTTTTGTCAAATTAGGATTACCCCAAGCGGCACCAAGCGGTCCGTTATCTTCTCCTCCAGCCTCTCTCCATTTGTTTGTGCCAAGAGTTTCTGCTTCAATTTTGGCATCGGCCTTGGGAGGCTTGGTAATTGGCACATTGATCACTGATGGCTTTGATGGTGGCTTTGGCAACGCTTTAATTCCTGCACCACCATCGCCTGGTGTCTTGCCCGAAAATTCTTGAGTATCCAAGTCTTCATATCGAAGTGTCAGAGTCCATAATACTGGATCGCTAGTTGAATAGTCTAATGTGTCGTGTTGTGCATCAACAATATAAGCATTGCTCAATGTGTAGACTTTGTCAGGCCCATCACCACTTAAATTCTTCATTGTAATTTTTACTGTCAATGATTTGGTGCTGGGCTTTTTGCTAGCATCGCTAGGATCAAACTGTCCTTTGACAAAACCCCAAATTAGACTTTCTGCTACATTGTTGGTTTGGTCATAGAAAGTCATTGTAATTGGTTCATAGTTCATTTTGGTTTGAACTATGGTCTTGTGATTGTATGCATTTACCACTTGTGTTTCAATTGAGAAACGTGGCAGTTCGCAAGTCTTGGCAACCAATGGTCCAGTTGAAGATAAGCCTTTCACTTGTTCGCCTTCAAGAGACAACTCTACTTCCCATGCAAATTTGATATATGGAAAGCCGCTGCCAAGCGGGCCAGAATTGACCTGCATGCCGTTGAGTATAAGTTTTGTTGCTAAGTTTGTAAATGCCATGTGTCAATGGAAAAGGGTTATTTCTAACCCTTTTCTTTCTCCTTGTAAGGGCAAGCATTTCTGCTTACACTTACTTATCACTTTTAATTAACGTACACTATTACTCTGGTGCTACACCAGCTGAAGTAATTTCAATGCTGTTATCGCCAGCGCCGCCAACAAGTGCCTCAGTACCAAGAATAACATGATTCGCATTGTCGTACTTGATAGCAATAGTAATCTGTAGCGGATCACTTGTTGCATAGTTGTTTTCGCCGTAGTTTACGTTTTGGATATAGCAACCTACTAATTGCCATGCATCTAAAACTTCTGCTGGTTGTGAACCATCTAAGTTTTGAATTGCCATACCAAACTTGTAACCGCCGCCAGCTTTAGTGCTAGATTGGTTAGCATGATCTACTTGCTTTTGCATTTGCGCCGCAATTGCTCGTGCTACTAAGCCTGTTACGTCATCGCGTACTGTTAGTGTGATAGCATCCCATGTATGCTTACCAGCTAAGTTGATGCGTGAGTTGTAAACGTCGACTACTACATCGTCGTGTGTTAAACTTGGGCGGCTAACGCTAACAACTTGACTTGTTAGTTCTAAGTTTTCGCCTGAGCCGAATTCGTTTAAGAACACACGGAAACGATATGACAACTTAGGCTGTACTAATACACCCGAGCTGCCTCCGTCTACGTTAAATTTGTCTAAATTGACTGCCATTTTATGTGTCTCCTGTTAGTGTTATTTAGCGTGTACCATTGGCAATCGCGCCAGTGTTTACAACACGAACTGGAATGTAGATAAATTCAGCTGCCTTAACTGGCTCAATAGCCACATCAATGTACAACTCGTTTCTATCAATTCGAGCAGGAGTGTTGTTTGTATCATCACAAACTACCAAGAAGTCATATACAGCACGTTTAGAGTACATGTCAGCCAAGAATGCGTTGAACACACCCAAGATGCGGTTACGTGTACGTTGATCGTTTGGTTCAAAGATGAATGGACGAGCAATAACTTCAAAACGTTCACGCAAGTATGCCAACAAGCGGCCTACGTTTACGCGGTCTAATGCAGAGTTTGTTGGGTACAATGTTTTCTGACCCCAAATGTACAAGCCTTGGCCTGGGAAGTTGACCAATGGGTTAACATTCTTTTCGTACAGCGCATCACGTGAACCTTGATTCAACGCAACTGGAACGAATTCGTTTTCAGCATTAACAACACCTAGGTTACTAATACCACTTAAAGCACCACGTGTTAAACCAGCTGGAGCAAACCATGGATAAGCGATTTGGTCGTTGTATGCAATACCACGTAGAACTGAATGGCTTGCAGGAACTGCAACATCGTTACCGCTCAAGTCTGTTGACAAACCACTTGGATAGTAAATTGCGGCGCTACCTGAACGTGTAACTAGGCCATCTGCACCGTTTGTACCGGCTGCTGTACCTAGACTCCAGTTAACAACATCAGTAATCTTGTTGCTTAACTTCATTGGAGTATCAGCAATAACAAACGCTGTTTCTTTGCGGTCCAAGTTCAATGTGACCATCTCGTCAATACACTCAACATAACCTGGAGTTGCAATAACGTTGAACGTTAATGTTTCTGCACGTAGTTCTTCACCACTGGTCAATGCTGCCTGTAAACGCTTAACAACCACACGGCGTTGAGCTTTGTCAAACATGTATGGGGAACCTGCTTTAGGTCCGCTGTCAACGTTACCGGATTCTGATTGCCAGAAACCTTCTGTTGCATTCCATGCTTTTACGTTGCCAGAGCTTACTGCACTGTTCCATAACAACATGCCTTCTGGATAGTAAGCTGGGTTAGGGGCTTGATCATCCATGGCCAATGCGCTGTCAAATGCGCCACGTGTGTCTCCTGCTTCGGCAGTTAAATCTGCGAACAATACGCCATCTTGTGTTGTTTGGTCTGCGTTGTCTTTTGCTGTCCAAGAACTGCCATCCCATGTTTTTAACAATGGGTAGTTGGCCATGTCGTTGGTATCAACCCATACATCACCAAA